ACACTGACTGCTGATCCGTACCAGACATACTGAGAATCAAGAAGTTTAGTCGCGTAGAGAATTGCCGACGTCTTCTGATCCGGAGTGAGAAGCGCCCAAACCTGCCCGTTCAGCGTTGGATGATCAAGGTGGTACTGATCAGCCACCGCTATACTCACGTAGGCGTTCGATGTCGGACCGCCTACCGCAATGTCGAGAGGAGTGGGCGCCATCTCAAACCACCTTACTGCTGAGGTTCCAGAACCGAACGTCGTTCTGCGATCGCGGCGAGAACCTTTGCACGAGCCTTGCTGTTGTTCTCCTGGTCTTCAAAAACCTGCAAGACAACCAGAGATTCGGCCTGTTCCACCAGGAGAATGGCATCCTTGGCGGCGTACTCCGAAATGTCCGGAGAATTTTGCTCTTCCACCGACTTCTCGTCTTCCTGGGCAGGGTCGCCGTGGTCAACAACGATACGGTGAACGTTGACATCGTAGTCCCGTTCGGCGATGTGATACACCAGATCGCCTTGGGGCGTCCCGTCTTTGTGGATGAATTGAACACGATACATGGTGTCTCCTTTAAGCCTTCGCCCAAGTACCGATCTTGGCATCAACGATCCACTGTGTACCGTTGTTGTAGAAGCGGATCATGTCGCCGACCGCCTCCGTTCCCTGTGTGTTGATTGCTGACTGACTGACCGTGGATGTCAGACCGGCACCGCCGATTGCTTCACCCGTTTGAGGAGTGACCTTGACGCCGGCCGCTCCGCCCGTTCCACTGCCCTCGACTTCATACCACGTACCCGTCGGGCACGAGGCAATGGCCGGGAGAGTGAAAATGGCGTCGGCCGCTCCGACGAACTTCTGACCGCACTGCTGAGCAGTCAAGGAAGCCGATGCTGCCGCAAGGTTGATCTTGCGAACACCGGTGATGACACGCTTCCATGCCGGAGTGAGCTTCGTGCCACAGTTGATGTACTGATCACCCGTGGACGTATCCGTATAGAAAGCGCCAGTGTTGCATTCTCCGGCACCCGTGCCGGCAGTTCCATCCGTCGGGACACCGGCGTTGTAGTATTCGATGTCCCGTCCTGCGTTTACGATGATACGCTCGAGAGCCATTTGTTCGCCTCCTTATGAGAAGGCCTCCGACACCTTAATTGGTGCCGGAGGCGCCGCCGACGAAACTTACGCGCCGAGAACGCGCGTTGCGAGGTTTCCGTTCAGCGTCAGGACTCCCCAAAGGGCGTCCAGGGAGACGAACATTTTGCTGTTGTTCCCGTCGTAGAAGAGGCGGGCACGAACCGACAGCCCCGTGATCGGGTCCTGAGCGACGAAGATTTCCGCTCCGCGACCGTTGCCCATCATGGACAGTGGCGCCATCGCCAAGGCGAAGGCGTTGCGATTGAATGCGAGTGTCTGGAACTTCGTGGCGCCCGAACCACCGGAAAGGGTGATGGTCACAACCTGCGTGTTGATGACCGCGGATTCCAGCCCACCTCCCTGAACGCCAGGGTTGAAGCTGTCGATCGCGAGAGTGCCTGCACCCGAGCCGTCCAGTGTGACACCAGCCGTGAGAACGTACTGCTGAGTGTGACCCGTGATCACCACGACATCGCCCGCCGTGAGCACTGCCGCAGCAGCAAACCCGGTCACGAGAATTGACTTGGTTCCTGCCACGTAGCCAGGACCGTTGTTGATGGAACCGGCGAGGTCGGCGACCGTGGCCGAGGTCTTGCTCGCAACGTTCTGGTTGGCGAAGAACTCGATACCATAACGAGTTCCCAGGGAACCCGTGATCTGCGTCTCGGCACCGAGAGGGCCGGAACCCTGGAACTGCGAGAAGGCCGTAAGGCCGAGCAGCTCAGCTTCGCGCTTGCCGTCCACCATGAAGTGGAGGTCGTTCATCGGGACCGCGTTGTCGAAGAGCTTCTGACGTGCGGTCAAGATGTCGGCAACCGTGGAAGTCGAGGTCCACGTATTGCTGATCCACGGAACCTGAGACCACAGCGCGCAAAGCGACTGGTCGATGGCGTCGGCCAGAGCATATGCGGCAGGGCGGATGTGTTCCGCCACGATGCGCTCACCCGTGTAGGTGAGTTCCTGGTCAGTGAGGCCGAACTTGACCTCTTTCCACTTGTTGAGCAGAACCGACGCGCTACCGGCCGTCAAGTCCTGAGCCGTGGTCGGCGCGTTGAGCGCCGTGAAAACCGAAGGCCGACGAATGGTGATGGTATCGCCGGGTTCACGTCCCTTGTCCTGGTCGAGTTTGCGGTAAACTCGATTGGCCATCCCCAACGCCTTTTCGAGCGCGATCAGCGCCTCGGAAGCGTAGAAAATGGGATTGTATGCCGAGAGAGTGTTGCTCACTGTGCCTGCCTCCTAAATGAAACTGGTTAACGGTTTCACCTTGGAGCAGCCGTCTCGGCTTGCAGGCACCTTGCATCACGCTATTGCTTGGCACCAAGGTACGAATACGAGAACTACCCGGCCAGGATTTGAACTGTCGCCCCATCCTTCGCCGCGGCTTCTTTCGCCGCTTTGTAGATGTTCAAGTCCGCCGCCTGCTCACGAGTGAGCACATGCTTACTGGTGGGACGATTTCCGGAACCCGGAGCCGCACCACCAGTGTTCGATTCGAAGAAGTCCGGAGCCTTCGTCTTCACGACTTCGAGATATTCCTCAGGAGTCATGGGTTGAGACGGGTCCTTCCCGTACTTCACGGTATCACCGACGAGCGGAACAGGCTTCCCGTCCCGCAACTCCCAGCGAATACCGTCGATGTCACCTGACTTGGCCGAGCGAATGAAGGAAGGGAGCAGCGTTCGCTTGACGCTCGTTGCGACCGAACGAAGAGCACCGTCCACGATCAATTCGCTGAGCTGATTTTCGTTGGCGGCAACCTTGTCCCGAGCTTCCTTGAGTTCCTTCTGGAACGCCGTCTCCTTGGCGGTCCAATCGTCACGCATACGCTCGGTACGTGCCAGGATGACTTCTTCGATCTTGCCTTCGTCGAGGAGCTTCTTGTCTTCCAGCTCCTGAACCTTCGCCAAGGCTTCACGAGCCTTGGCAGGATCGAGGTCACCCATCGAACGCTTCAGTTCGGCAAGCGACCGTTCGAGTTCCTGCGCACGCTCACGTTCCTTTGAGAGTGCACCCTTGATCTTACCAAGGTCGTCACCCTCGCCGTCCACGGTGAGCTTGAACCCGTCACCATCCTTCACGTAATGCTCACGTATTGCTTCGGGCACTTCGTCGAGCGACTTGAGCAACTGTTTGAGAGCCATTTTATCTCCAGAGGAACCTAGTAAACGCTTCCGGGCGCACTATAAGCACATTATCAAGGCTTTTGCAAGGCTTTTTCGCTACCCTTTGGTTTTGGGTAACCGAAAACCCCAAATCTGAACAGTTCCGCTAACGAGATAGCTTGACCACTTGATAAGCGGTAAGCCACGTCGTATTCGTCAATGTCGAGACTTACTTTCACAGTGTAGATACGTCGTTTCTCTTTGCGTGGACGACTCATTGAGTCTCCGTTATTTCGTTGCCTTAAGAGCAACAACCTTGGCGTCAGGTGTTTGATTTGAAGCGGGAGGGATAGTTCCCATTGTGGGTTGAACAGGGAGCATTGGAGGGTTAGCGGCCAACTCCTTAGCTTTCTTCGCGTCCTCTTCCTTCTGTTCCTTTTCGATTTGCTTCTTTTCCTCGTCAGCGTCCACATCTTCGCGCGTCCAGTCGCCGGTCTGGAGGCCATTGTAGAAGGTAAGGAACGAAATGTCACCAGCCTGATAGTTGGCCATCTGCGTCTTGACTTCTTCCGGAGTGGCCTTCATATCGAAGAACTGCTTGTTCAGTTCGATATTGACCTTGGAGTCTAGTGGATCTTTCAGCGTGGTGGGGAGAACCATCCACCAGTCGATCCACTTCGCCACCAAGGTGATACATTCCTCCACAGACTGCGTTGCTGTGCGCAGCGAGGCGTGGTCCGTGACGTGATCCGCGAAGACCTCGGTCGCTGTCTTCCTGACTTCGATCATGCCTTCGAGCATTCGGTATCCCTGGACCGCCATCTGGGACTTCTTCTCGTCCATTGCAACTTTAATGGCACCGAGACCTTGTCCTCCGAATTCCAACATCCCCGCTTTCCCTGAACCACTGAGTTGCCAGACATTGGATGGTCCAATACGAAGAGGGGCGTCCGATTTCTGAGCACCGTCGTCTGCAATCCAAGGCGTCGGAAGTGCTACGAGATGCAGCCCATACTCGTAGTCAGCGGAATTCTTGTAGAACCCAATACTGAGATCGGCCATATCGAGTAGCATGCTGTCCTCGATGGTCATGTTCATCCCCGTGGGGCCGACACATGCGAATGGGATGAAGTCCAAGGAGTCTTTCCCTCGCTTGGGGATAACAGGACCGTAGATAGACCACGTATCCTGTACCTTCGTGTAGATCGTTTGCTGATATTGCCCATTGACAATTTCACAAACTCTGTACTGTGGGACGCAAACACTCTTGAACTTGTCCTTGGGGTCGATTGTTTGAATGTACTCGCGAAGAACGACCATTTCGAGCTTCTTGTCTCGGCCCTTGTCAGAATAACGCCAGTTCGTGATGTCTTCTGTGTGGTAGATGGCTACGAATGGACGATCGTCGGTAATGGAGGATTGTTCGTCAACCTCCGTTACGTCTACGAGGATACCAACTCGGCCCATGTGGACGACTTCTTGGAGGACCTTGGCTCCGAACTGGTCAACGTTCATCTGACCACGGGCCGAAATGTCCTTGAGAACTTCGTCCAAAGCAGGACTTGAATCTTCGACGACCGCGGGTTTCTGATAGACCAACCCAACGAGTCCGCTGACCGTTCGACGAGTGGCGTTGAAGTAGCTCGGTCTCAGCAGGTATTCGTCGGAAGTGGGATAGTTGCCGTATTCCAACCCTGTGCTGAGTTCGTGGTTTGTTTGCACAGAGGGCGTGGTGCTCGGTAAGGGTTGTAGATACCGTGACCCTCGCAACATGATGGCATCGCGACCGTTGTAACAGTCCCGGAGCCGATCCCACTTTAAGATATTGGCCTTGTACTCGTCACAGACGTCATCAACAGGCATTGGTTTCTCCGTTAGCCCCACACGGTGGGCCGAGTACGCACCCCGCGAGACATGATACACAGTTCATTGAAAGCGCAACTCGTGGCGTCTACTTGGTCATCGTGTCGACCGCGATCGAATTTTTCGAGTTCGTCTAGGTATGCCTGATTCCACGGACCTTGTACGATATAAACGTTTCCTGCTTCGCATTGAGCACGAAAAGGACGAGAACGTGTCACCTTGTCCGAGTCTACTTGAACACCCTTGTACTCAAACCCTGCAAGAAGGCGAGTACGTGCAAGGATCACTGACTTGCCACTCGACCCTGGTTCCTTCTCTTCACGGACACTGCATCTCCTACTGTCAGCCTGTGCCGTTTGGAGCATTACCGTGTCAACGTCGGACGGAGACCACTGCCCTCGCACAGCATGCATGATATAGAATTTGC